TGAAACTTGGATAAGACCTGCAGGGCGTGGATTTTCTCCTGCCCTAGGGACACTTACACCTACATAAACACCAGACGCAGAGCCTACTCCGCCTCCTGCCATACGGTAGCGGAAGTTTGCACCGCGCCCCATTTCAACCCAGCGGCCTTTCTTATCGCGCCACTGTAAAGCTACGCGAGCTCTACGAGCTGCAGACGAGTTACCGTCTGAGAAAGCTGCAACGATTGGAGCTGGGTCAAGCTTAAAGTATCCAGGAACTGATTCACTGGTAACACTTAAACGCATGAACGCGTGCTCGCGCTCTAGTGAACCTGGCTCTGCAGAGAACGCGGCTGCAACTAGCGGGCGCGCGTTATGTGAAACGTCTGGGTCAGCTGCAAGCCATTGCGAATATTTGAAGCGGTATTCTTCAGGCGTGAGTGACGCATTAAGACTTGATAAAGGGTGACCCTGAGGCAATAGGTCTGTATGGTTAGTCGTATTTGCACTAAACGTTTTTTGTGCGCTAGAGATAAATATCGATACCTCACGGAGAACACCAAACTCGCGAGACTCGTCTGATAACGTAGATAGATCCGCAAGCGCGCGTTCCATAACGATAAGTGCAGAGCGTGGAGTGATCTGGCGTTCTTGCAGTGCGCTAGCATTTGCTTCGGTGACAAGAGATAGAACTTGCTGACGAAGAGTAAGAACAGGGATGTAGTTACTGTCCTTTTTCTTTTTAGCAGCTACACGCTCTAGTGAACGCTGGATCTTCTTATTGATTGGAGATTCCATTAGGCCTATCCCTTACGCTTCTTTGGAAGTAAATCTGCGTCCTTTGATTCATATAGCTTTGTTGCAAGTGAGTATGCTCGCTCGAAAGGAATGTCTCCGTCACGAACACCGCGTAGCCATGCACCGCGTAGAGCTGGGATTGCTTCATAGCCAAGACCTGTGTACTCGGCCATAGAGTAGATAGCATGCTCAGGTGAGCCGTATTCGTCTGCGGACTTAAGCGCGATCTGTAGAAGTTCGTGCTGTAGGACAGATGCCTCACCGCGACTTGACTTTGGATGCGCCTTAGGCAAAAGATCGTTGTCCTGCTTGTAATTTGGATTTGCAGGAGATCCTGAGCGCAAAAGCTTTAGGAACGCGTTAACGCGAGCCATTGCCCACTGGTCACGAGTCTTACCTGGTCGGTGGCTAGATGAAAACGCGCCTGAGCCTCTACGGTAGACAGCCTTTAACATTGGAAGCGTTGCCTTACGTCCAGGCTTTGCATTCTTGTTGTGCTCTTCTACCTTGTTGCGTAAAGCTGTTTCTGTCTTTGCAGAGAAAACAATCTTCTTAGATCCGGCCGCGGATCCTGGCTTGTTTTTCTTTGAGCCGTAGATGCGATCCTTCTTTGGAGCCTTACGTGAGCTTGCTGCAGTGATAGGTCCACCGACTGCCCACGCGTTGCATGTACGAGACGCGGCGCACTTAAAGTCTAGTGCTTCGCAGTACCCAAGCTCTGCCTGGTCGATTGCTGCATCTGCATCTACCTGGCTTGAGTCGCCTTGCTCTAATCCAGATGAGATGCAATCAAGCATCTTTGGAGTGCGAACAAAGAATACACAGTTTCCGCAAACACTTGTCTTTGCTTCTTCAGGAGTCGTATCCCACTTGTCAGCTTTTTCTTGCCAAAATTCTTCGTTAGGCTCTTTAGGATTCAACGGGCCATAGCCAACGTTGTCAATTGCGTTTTGACGATTCTTTAAATTTAATTGAATGTCCTGTGTTGCAGGTGGGCACTCGTCTTCACCGTCGTTAGCTGCAAACTCCGAGTCATCAGACGCATCTACGGGGACACAGTTAGGAACCATGTCTCCGTTCTTGCCCTTTTTCATTCCTACTTGCTTGTATCCGTCCCAGCATGGGCCCTTGCCTGCAAACTCAGAAGAGTCGTAAGAATCTAAAAGATCAACTGAAGCTGTAATCTGGCTGTCTTCAACCTTAACGACTCCGTCAGGGATAACCGCAAAGCGGCACTTGCCGTCGTCTTCAATTGGCTGCGCAATAATCTTGCAAACGCCAGGACCTTCGTACAAAACGCAGTTGATGCACTTAACACCAATTTCCTTGTATTCGTTCTCTGCAGCAGATGTGTATCCTGCCCAGATACCTGTTCGGTCCTCGTTAAACTTTCCGTGCTTCTGGGCAATCTCTAAGAGAGCTGCTGCAAGGTCTTGCTCTTCGGCAACAATAATGCCTGCGGCTGTCATTGCCTCGTCACGCTCTTCTTGGTATGAAAACATTAGGTCGTACTCTTCATCTGCGATGTCCATAGAGATGTGACATTGCGGGCATGGGCAATCTTCACCGCATAGGCAATAACCATTATCGCATCCTGGGCAGACACAACCAACAGGGCCACAAAGAGGGCAACCGTTGTTGTCGTCCATCAGCTGCTCAACTACAGGCATGTCCTTATAAGGCATGTCTGCTTCTATAGGTTGAACAGCTTTAGATTTTCCCAGCATATCTGCTTCGGTTGGTGACAGGAACGCAGCTAGCTGCCAACGCCACTTCTTTTGCATATCAATTCGTCCGCCGATGAAGTCTGCAACACCTTGCTCGTTTGCTGCTGTTGCAAGCTGGAAGCAATTGTCAAGAGACATGATCATTACGTTGTTTGCTGCATATAAATCTTGAACCATCATCATTGCGTCTGCACCGCAGTCCATGTCGTCCATCTGACTGAGGTTCATAAGATCCTCAAGACGATAAGGAGCCATCGCTCCAAGCTTGCGCATGTTCTCCGCTAGAGGATCAAACATCGAGTAGACGTCCTCGTAGATCTCCTGGAAGAACTCATGGAACTGGCTGAAGTCACGTCCTGTAACGTTCCAGTGATGTCCCTGAGCCTTAAAGTACAAGTGGACTGCATTGCCTAATGTATCGGCAAGGCACTCTACAACCTCAGGCTTTTCTACGCGCATGTTGGCGTGATGCATTTACTGTACTCCTTCTTGCGGCTCTTGTAATGCTGGTGGTAATTCTTCTTCTGCAGGTGTTGCTTCTGGAGATGCTGCCTGTTCTAAGATCTGTTGAATCTCAGGAGGTACAGGCGCTACGGAGCTTGCCTGCTGCGCGTCGCGGACCGCGTTCATAACCTCTGGCGCGATTGCGTCAAGCATTGCCTGGGTGAACTCCGGAGAGATAGTTCCCTTATCGGCAAGAAGACGAATTGCGATTTCCTTTGCGTCCGGCGCGTCTGCAGCGGAGAAGCCGTGCGCGCGTCGCCATGTTTCGTAGGAAACTGCCATACGGTCAAATCCTGAATCAGCGTCCGCTGCACGGTCATTACGTGTAGCAACCTGTGATGGGTCATACCAAACAACGATGCGCTTAACCTCGGCCTCGTCAAAACCTGCAGCGATAAGCGCTGGTCGTAGGTAGACGACAGTTAACGCGTCTGCGATGAGAAGCATCAACGGCTCGATGTGTGCCTTGTATAACGCTTCGTCAATTTGTAGCGCGTTGGAGTACTTAACGTTTGCTAGACCAGTTACGACATCCTTAGGAACGTCAAGTCCCTGAAGGATACGCTCGAGCACGCGATCTGCACGTTGCGCAAGTGCAGGGTCAAACGAGCGCTCAAACTTAAACTGCTTAATTTTGTCGCCAAGCTCTGCAGGTCCACGAATAATAAGTGGAACAACAGCGGACGCTGAATCCTCGTCACGAATAGGAGTCGTCATCGCGTCCATGAGCTGATCCTCAAACTCGTCCGCAGCTTCCTCGGCGGTAATGCCAGGGTTTAACTCGTTCTCGTCATCATATGGGTAGTCTGGGTCTGCGCTGGCTGCAACAGAAAGTCCGTCTGGTAAGTAAAGGGCACCAGCGTTTAGACGCGAGCGCGCGGTAGCGCGAAACGTTCTGTTGAGGAGAAGAAGTTCAGAGCAAAGATCAAGGATACCCTTAATTGAAGAGTCAGCCTCTTCGGAGTAGCGCGGGTGAGCTCTCCAGATGCGTCCAACAAACGCCGTGTTAGGAAGTCTATATCCTTGTGAAGGACCAGATGAGCCAGACGCTAAAACGTCACGACGTGGAACAATTGTGTATTGGTTCTTTGCATCAAGTTGCAGTTCATCAGTCGAGCGAATGTCCCATGACTCTTTAACGCCTGAGCCTTTACGCTCTGGGAATTGGACCAGGTAGCATTCACCTGTAACGGATAAGTTCAATGCCGCGTCCCGCAAAAGCCCAGCTTGTCCGCCGTACGCGGAGTCTAAGCGTGCTAATGCGCGTTCTGCGGCCGCCGCAAGATTTGGGTCAATGACATCACTGTCCCGAGCAGCTACTGGATTCTCCGCAGGATTGTCAACAGCCGCAGCGTATAAACGAATACGCGATACGACGGACGCGACAAGATTAAACGCATACT